TTACCAATGTACAAAGTACCATCACGGCGTGACAAAAATGATGTTGGAGTTATAGAGTCCCAAGTTGTTACCCTTGCAGAACCATCAGGCAAATACGCTTTTGTATCAAAACACCAAACAGCACTAATACTAGGGGTAACCAATAAATAGAATGCTTCTTTTTCTGAGTAAACAGACTTTACATTTGATAGTGTTTCACCACCAATCACAGTCATCAAATCGTTACGCACATTCTTAGACAAGTCTCTTTCAGGAGCAGATTTTTCTTGAATTGTTCTCATCAAAGAACGAATGCCAGAGTTAGACAAAAACAGCACATCAGTGCTTGTTGTTTGAATGCTGTCTCTGGCAATGCAACCAATGCCTTCAACTGTGTCACTCAACACAATGCTTGATGGAGTAGTAGCTCCAGAGTAGATCAAGATTTGACGCTTGCCAAAAATAAACAAGAATCCATTATGAGCAGCCAAACCAGTTATTTGGTCAGCCCCATTAGGCCAAACATTGTTGACATTCAATGAGCCAGATGTTCCTGTAGACCACACATGACCCGAAATTAAGTCACTGAAGTAAACAGTAGAATTATTAGCTGTTGTATTTGCCGCCCACAAACGACCAAAAGCTGATATACAAATGTCAGCATCAGGAACAGTAGCAGCATAACCCGTCTTTTCACTAACCCTACGATACGTTGTAGTGCTAACAGCGGGGTCATAGATCAAAGGATTGTGACCAGTTTGGAAGAAGTAGGTAATTCCATTCAAAGATGCACATTGCCAATTACTTGCAGTAATCGTTGGTGCAGTACCGCCACCACCATAGGTTAACTCAGTAACTACATTGCTTGCACCCAACTTAAATATCTTGTTGTTACCAGCAAACAATACAGTCAAAGTACCATCAGTCTGAACTAACTCATGGATGACCTTAACGTCATTAGCACCAAGGTTACCACTAGAAGAATTAACCCTTGACCAACCCTTGCGTGAGCCAATGCGACCATACTGGTCAATGATGCAGTTAGTAGCAACCAAAGCAAATCCAGCCGCTAAATCAAGCGGTGAATCTTGAGTATTTACCCCAAAAAAACCTGGGGCTGAAATACTGCTAACTGTTAGTTGCTCTGCCATTACACCGCCACAAAAGCATCATTTTCAGGGGAACGAGCCAACTCTAAAGCAATCAAGTCAGACATAGAAGACTTGAACAAAGCATACGCCTCAGAACTGCTTAAACCGCCATCCTCGCCACGTTCGACCAATGCCCTAGCATAAGCACCCAACACTATTGGCTCCTTTGCCAAAAGGGTTGTATCTGCATCTGCTGTAAAATCATTTTCAGGAACAATCAAGCTGAAACGAATGTTGTAGACACCATCAGGAACAGGCCAAAACTTAACCTTCAAATCGCCATCTGTATTTACACCTTGAACTGTGTAGTACATGGGAAGATTTTGAATAGGTGTAGGAACTGTGTAATACAGAATATCGTGTTGGTCGTGAGGTAATGGAGTCAACTGATAGTAACGTGTGGTGTTAATAACATCCATCGTCTTGAAACGTGTGCCAGCATTTGTTAGTGCATACTCACCCACTTGACCAGTGGTAGTAGTAATAGTCACTGCTTGATTAAAGGCATCCCAATCATAAGCATCAGCCACTTGACGCTTAGTATCGTTAATGTACTTACCAATAAGTGCTGAGTATGTAGTTCCAGAAACAGTAGTAACTACTGGTTCACGCAAGCGAACCAATACATCATTAACTAAACTAAGATATGTAGGTAAGGCCATAGATCACTTCTTTCCTTTATTTCTTGACGAAATCGCTTTAGCTTTTGCCTTTGCGTCTGCCTTAGATGAAGCACCCCATGCTTGCAGAGAAAGTAGCAACCTTGTTGGTTTGCCATCCTTCATCTCTGCGCCTTCCATGTTGCCCATCCTAGCGAGAAAAGAAGCTCGTCTTGGATTGTCACCCGACTTTACAGGTGGCTTGAGGTTTCCCCCAGTTTCCGCATTATAAGATGATCTTCCCTTGGCATTCAAGCCGCCCTTTGGATTTTGACCAGCTTTTGTTTGCCAAGTAGGAGATTTCATCAGTACCCCATCATTGTTTTCTTTTTAGGTTTCTTTGCTGTCTTTGCCGCCTGCTTGAAGTCAGCAGCAGTAGGTGCAGCTTTAGAGCCAACCTTGTTCATCTTTTCGCCAGAACCTGCTTTTATACGAGCCTGTTTTGCATTGATGTTGGCATAAAGTCCGTTTTTCATTTCATCTTCTTTTTCATTGGTTTAGACATACCAGCCTCTGATAAAGCAATAGCAATTGCTTGTTTGCGAGACTTAACAACTTTGCCAGTTTTAGAGCCAGTGTGAAGTTCACCAGCCTTAAATTCTTTCATTACCTTACCAACTTTTGCCATTTTCTTTGTAGCCATCATTTACCCCTTGAAGATTTCTTCATCATGTTAGTTGCTGTACGCTGACCCCGCATAGGCATCGCTTTTGGCTTGCCAACTGCCACCATAATTGCAATGGGAATGCCCTTTTTAGGGGCTTGAGGCATAGGTTTCTTTGGTTTGGTTGCCATGACTACTCCTTAGTAAAGAATCTTAGCTGTGATAGTGCCTGTTACATAAACAGTGCAATTAGCCCGTAGATACTTGGGAGCATTAGCAACTGTGACAATGCCATCAGCGGTTAATGAAGTACCCAAAGTTGACCAATTAGTGCCATCTAAACTGCCTTGGAGAACAACAGTAGCAGAAGTAATTCCGCTAACTTGCAAGAAGGCAGGAGAGCCAGCATCACATTGAACAGCCCTAGATGCGCCTGTTGCAGTAACAGCACTTAAAAGGGAGACTGCGGAGGTTAAAGAACTCATGGTTTACCCTTACTTTAAAGTGAGTTGATACAAAGTGTTTTGGTACAAAGCAACAATTTCGTCAATCTTGTTGTGCAATGCTGTTTCTAAACGAGGAACGATCTGTTGGCGGTTGGCCTCAATCCAGTCCATTTGCTGACGCAATACCTGTGAAATCGTACCTTTGTACTTGTTATTCACATAAGGAATGTCTAAGCGAATATCAAATTTACCTTGATATTGTTGGGCAAAATCATCAGCCAAAGGAACAATTGCCTCATAAAACTCATTTAAAGTGTTATGTTCAGCAAAAGAAGATGTTTTGAGATGAATCCTGTGGGCAATCTCTCTTGCCAAAAACAGCATCCCAACAAACTCAGCAGCAGTGCTTTCCATGATTAATCCTTAGTAATTGGGCCACCTGATTTCCACGCATCGCAAGTACGAGCAGCAGCACAGGTAAAATGAAACAACTCACAGAAACCAAGATTGGCGGCATCAATAAACTCTTGGTCATACTCAAGCTCATTATTTGAGCTTTTGCCAGCTTCTAAACCGCTTTTGATGCACTCCATCATCTTGGGAGTCTGTATAAATGCGGCACAGTTGCCACATCTCATATCTTTAACTACATCACTAGGTGCGTTATACATCTTGGCTTTTTTAATCCAAAACGCATCATTTGCATCATCAGGATTTGGTGGACCATATCCAAACTTAGCAAAAGCATTATTTCTGTTCTTTAAATTAACAGTAATATCTTGGGTTGGCAAGGGGCAAACTTCGCCTGATAAGAGTCCTTCTTTCATTTGAAGAACCTATCTGCTACAAAAGTAAATGCCCCGCCAGCAATACTGGCGATAGTCATTCCCATCCAAAATCCACCTTTAGACTTGTTTGCAAGCTCTAAAAGAGACTTTACGTCAACACTAAGATTGTGCATCTCTTTTTGTAGAGCCTCTACTTGAGCCTCTAACTTACCGAAATCTCGTGCATCTACTTCAGACATTTGCTACCTTTCTTGGCCTACCCATGCGCTTTACTTGAGGCATGACAGGCGCAAATGCGGTATCTGTCCGTACTGAATTGTAATCATACTTGGGTTCTATAGATTCTTCAACATCTATTCTTTCGTAACCAGCATGACCTTTCATAGAGTCTATATCGACTTGATGAACAAAAGTCACAGTGTTACCGCTTACTAGACACTTGAATGTAGCCATAAAACCTCAGAAGTTAAAAAGGGAGAGGTTTTACCCCCTCCCCTAGACTGTTTAAACAGGTCGAGCAATAATCAATTTGATGGTGGTAGATGCCAGATCGACAGAACTACCAGTCAAGTTGTCAGTTGCCACAGTCACAGTATTTGCGGCTGAAACATAAGCACGACGAACTACGCCAGCTTCTGAAACACCCACAGACATACCAATAACCATGTCACCCAATGCGACTCCTGCGACAGTAATTGTGTCGGTAGCCGCACCTGCTGCACCTGAAGCTACAGATGCTGAGTCAAGAGTTGCGGAAACTGACCAAGTGTCGTTAAACAAGCCACGAAACGAGGCTTGATCTCGTTTTGCTACTACAGCGGTTGCTGATGCCATTTTGAATTCTCCTAATTAAGTTAAAAAAGTCCCCCCACCACTATGGCAAGGGGAGCAACTGCTATTAGGAAGGCACAACCAAAGCAAAAGCGGCATAGTCACGCAGTTCACCAACACCATAAAGGGTGTCAGCAGTGAACAATGTGCCAAGATACTCTTGTTTGTATTGTGTCTGTGAACGAATTGCCATTTGTTCAACCAGAACCATACCATCACGATGACCCATCAAGCACACACGGGCGATAGCAGTACCAGATGTAGGATAAGCGGCTGTGGCAGATGCTGAATCAGCATTGCTAGACACAAACACAGGCATACCATACAAGTTACCGATTTCACCATTGCGGATAGTGTTGCCATTACCAGCATCACCCACAAAAGCCTGTTCAGTGTAACGGGCAAGACCCATCAAAGTGTTACGGCTTGATGGAGGGATAATGAAGTAGCGACCATCCATAGGCACATCGCTGTCATCCAAACGCTGAATGGTGCGGCGAATAGCAGCATCAGTCAATGCACTTGCATTACCAGCACTTGAGTTTGCTGAATAGTCAAAGGTAGTTGTACCATCGCCACCAACATAACCAGCGTTGTACTGAGCGCCAGCAGAGCCGCCGTTAGCAATACGACCCAACTGAATCAAGTCAGTATCGACTTGTTTAGCCAAAGCGTAACCAGCGTCTTCTGTGTAGAAACTACGCAAAGAAGACAATGCTTGTGCTTCGACGATGTCTTCAATCAAACGGCTATATTCATAGTGTTTGTTGATGGAAATGTCAACGATACCTTCGGTGTTGACAATCAAGGTAACGGCGTTTGTTGCGCCTTTAGCTGATGCAGAACCACGGGTAGGAGAAGGAATGTGAACTGTGTCACCTTTCTTGCCCTTGAAGTTCATTTTTTTAATGACGTTAG